CTAATCATACTATTAGATATAGAAACCTCACCACTGCTGCCTTGCTTCTTATCGTCTGCACGTCCTCTCCACCGTGAGATACTAACAGATGGATCAAAGTATTCTGGCTCATCGTCTACATATCTACGGCTAACCTCGTTCCAACGTAGGAACTTGTGCTTGACTAATTGTCTTGCAATAAACACAGGGGCTTTGACATGAAACGTAGCAAAGCAATGTCCAAAGGGTGACATATGTTTGTTACGTGCAAGATAGGATATAAGCAAAGTGTCGTTTACAGAAAGTTCGTTATCCTCATCCCAGTCACTCTTCTTATTAAAGCTGACACGAGCAGAGTTTACCACAGTAAGATCACTGCCCATGCTGTCAATTAATGTTACGTCTATCATACCATGTACCTCGCTGTCTTGTATTCCAATTCGCAATGAACAACACCATGCCAACCAGATAGTTTATTCTTCACAACATTCAAGTGGCGTTGTGTATCCTCTTCCTCTTGACCGTCAACCACTGGGTTCTTGGCAATCAATACCATGAGGTCAGCCTCTGCTGCCTTACCTGTACGTGAACCTTCCATCATGCTCTGGTTCAGTAACACCTTACCCTCTGCGTCAGCAGATAGCTGAGACATGTAGAAGATAGCACAGTTGTGTGACTTGGCAATCTGTCTAGCATAGATAGCATTAGCTTTCAGTGCCTCGTCAGGTCTAGCAAAGCCACCTGTTCTGGCAAACTTGTCACCCATGTCAAGCACCACGATGTCAGGTTTGTACGATTTACATACGGACTCTACCCATGCCATGTCACGATCAGATGCGTCCTTGATCTTGATATTCTTCTTGACCGCATCATAAACGTCACGTGCTCTAGCAGGATTGTTCTTGACTTCTTGCATTGTCATACCTGTAGCTGCTGTCAGATACCTAGCACCAACACGGTGTGAAGCTTCCTCGTTACATAATATGACACACTTTGCACCCTGATGGGCAAACCCATTGGGAGAGGCAATGAGAGAGGCGTGGAATGAGGTCTTACCTGTATTAGGTCTAGCACCTATTTCAATCAGGTGTCCTGCATTTACGCCCTCTACCTTACGTGTCAAGCTAGGGATGTTGAATGTCCACTGTGACTCCAAGTCGTTCATGTTGAGCAACGTATCAATCTCAATGTCATCCCACTCAATACGTAGGTCAGGTGTGAAGTCATCAGCATAACGCTCAAGCAAGTCACGTAGTGGTTCAAGGCTGTTCCTATCACCGTTCACATAGTCAAAGCCAAGGTTAGCAATGTCCTCACCCACTACCTGTTGGAACAGTTTGGATAGCACCTCTTGTGCTACGTCACCACCCATAGGTGACTCACGTTTAATCTGGTTGAACAAAGAACCATACGCCTGTTTCTGTGCCGTTGTAAGTGTGGGATTGTTTGACATGAACAATGCCTCAATCTCATCTGGTGTAACTGTACGTTCATAGCGATCCATAGCCTTGTCGATAGCTTGCTTGATCTTGCGTACATCTTTACTGAATAATCTGTCAGGGCATTTAGCACCACGATGATCATCGTAGAACTCTCTGTCCATCAGACTTCGTATTAATGATAATTCCATTTATGTTTCTCCTAGTGTGTTTAAGTTTTCTATGTCGGTAGGATTACGATATTTTAGGTCATCCGTCAAGCGTAATACTTTTACCTTGTTGGCATACCCACGTAACTCTTTTGCAAATTGCAGCGTCTTTGGTAGTGCATCGGGGTCAAGTGCAATAATAATCGTATCGAACTGTGATAAGTACCTTTTATGTACCTCAGAGAGTGACGTACCCAACACTGCTACCCCGACATATACGCCACTCTCCGAGCATCCAGAACCGCCTGTCGCACCTACAATAGCTGCACTCACACAGTCCTCAACGACTACTGCCGTTGTACCACATCCATGCACATAAGGCAAGGGATTTTTTCCATATCTTTTCCACTTAGGTAACTTTTTTCCTAGTGCTCTACCTGTAGCGTCCACCATGATGTTGTTATGGACTACAGGAAATACGACACGATCTTCTTTTACATCATACAATAAGTCTTGTTCCACAGACCACAGTCTCCACTTGTAGCAGAAGTCAGAGATACGAATGTAACTCTTGACGATCCACTCAGGTTTCTGAAAGGGTACTGCTTCTGTTTCTTGTGCAGTGCTGCCAAGTGAGTTACGTATGTCATCCGTAGTTAGATGCACACGTGACCCACCAGACACACTACAACCTGCCTTGTAACAATTCCACATAAGTTGACCCATGTTATTAGTAGCAGTGAACGTCTTAACTCCACCACAAACAGGGCAGTTAGTACGCTTAGTATCACCATTACTAATGTCTAGATCACTTATGTATTGTTTTATATTCATTATATATCACTTTCCATGTTACTCGTTACACTCGATTGTACATAAGTATCTCTCTGTGTCAAGGCATTATTTGCACTTTCATATGTATGCTTCATATATGGTTTCACAGAAGACACATGTGTATGCCCAGTCACTGCCATAATTTGTGGCAAAGGCACACCCTTGTCTACCATTTCTGTTACACCAGTCCTACGTATGTCCATAAGGCGTAGTTCCTCTGACAGTTTAGCCAGTCTCATTACCTTACGTCCAACCTTGGACAGTCTCTCCATAGCATATGGCTCAAACTTACCTGACCTTGGCTTTGGATGTGGTGCTACCCACTGTTGAAAACCAAAGTCAGCTTTCTGTTCTAGCAGCATGGCATTGAGGTTGTCACTGATGGGCAGAAACACCTGTGCTCTACGCTTGCTTTGCTCCAGAGATAGCTGTTGGTTCTTGAGGTCAAGGCAATCCCATGTGAGATTACGCATGTCTCCAAGCCTCTGACACCACTCGTATGCCATGTGTACAATCAGTCCTAAGTTGCGATATTCAAAGTCACTGTATGCCACGTCAAGGAACTTGTTGACCTCACCATGTGTCCAGACAACCTTACGCTGATGATTTCTCTTGCGTTTTATCTTGGCAAATGGGTTCTGTTCTGCATGTTCCATCTGTATGGCATAGTTGTACACTCTACTGGCACAGGTAGCCGTATGGTTAGCAAAGCTTACACCACGTGACACCCACTCCTCATACGCTGCCTTGGCAATCTTAGGTGTGACGTCCTTGTACTTCCTACACCCCATCGTCTGATGTAATATGGTGAGAAAATATCGGTAGTCGATCTTTGTGGAATCACGTAACATATTGAAATCATTAGAAGAATAGTAAAAGTTTATCAGGTCAGTAACCTTGCCGCTTGGCTTGATGTTCACAACCTTTGACTGTTCCTCTCTCCAATCATCTATCTGTTTATTTAACTCCTTTGCAAGCTGTTTACTTACACGTAGATCATTACCTAACTCTTCACGTGACACAACACCTGCATTGACAAGTTTCTGTGGTGGGTTGAAGCGATACGATGTGTCACCCGAAAGTGACACTCGTTGCTGTACAAATCTGGGCAGTGCTACCATTAAGCAGCTTCCAACTGTACGAACTTCTTATCTGATACCCACTTGGATACCTCTTGCTCACGTGACCACATGCTGATTGCCTGTGTGTCATTGCCAGTGTTACGTAGGTTGAAACCATTACGCTCATCGGCATAGGACGCATAGTTAGTGAACGCTGAGTACAATGCCCACTTGTTGTGACCACGTTGTGATGCCTCATGTAGATACAATTGGTACATCTTCTCTGCTTTGCGATCAGACTTGATCATCTCGTCAAGCAATGACTTGATGTCCACGTACTTTGTGGAAGTCTCAGCCCACACTTGCATCTTAGCTGCTTCTGTATAGAAGTCAGTACGTGCTCGTTGTAGTTCACCTATGAAGCTATGTAATGAAAACCCAGAGGTGTTCTTTCTACGTACCTTGTCGTAGTCACCAAGTATCGTACCGTTTTCACAAAAGAAATCAATAGCACCAAAGTATACTTGGTTACTACATGACCCATCGACACCATGCAAAGCAATGATACGATTACCTATGCTAGTCTCCATCTTGTCTGTTACAATGGGTACTTGCATGTCGGGCATAGTAATGTCAAGCATTGACCATGCACCATTACGTGCAGTTTTCCATCTGTATCTGGCGTTCTCAAGATCACCGTCTGTTAACTCCTCTGTAATTGTGTTGTGCATATTACGGTAGAAGTCACCGTGTGACGCACACTTGAACCCTTCACCCACGATACCAAGGTAATCGCCAGTGTCTTGATTTATAACATATTTTTTGTCATCCATCTTTGTTGGTTCAAAGTCTACGTCAAAGTCTAAGTGTGTTGGAATATCAAATGGCATATATTTTCTCCTTTTCATTTGTTATATTGGCAACTGATAATTAGTTGTATCACATACCGTTTCCCTGTACTAGTAACGATAAGCTATTTGTAAAATATGTGTGACCCTAAAGTCACAGTGTGTTTGTAATGCTTGCTCCAAAAGGGGCGAACATAATTTGCATGGTAGTAGATAGACCCATCGGTATTGTCCTTGACATACCCATGCACCACCTTGTGTGCTACAAGCTGAGAGTCTAACCATGCTCGTCTTTCTGTGGGTCTGTCTGACTTACCGTCACAGTACCAACTAAACTGGCATCTACCTATACCCTTTTCCAGACCCTGATATATCACAGAACATGCGTCATCAGGAAACCTGTCACTTGCAACACGATTGAGTACAACATGAGCCACTGCATACTGTCCTTCCAATGGCTCACTACGTGCCTCATAGTACACGTTGAGTGCAATACATGTAAGCATTTCAGCTATCATTTAAATACTCGCAACCATCATATATAAAAATGGAGATGACGCTACGAACATTAAAAACAAAACAGTTAATGTTAATTTCATTTTTTATTTTTCTCCTATGTTTCTGGGTGAGTACACCTCACCGTTGTATTGACTACCTGTCTTTGTGTCCGTTCCAAAGTCACATGCTGCTAGTATAACTAGTATAGCCATGATCCAATAGAAAGTGACCTTAGACCATTTGATAAAGCCCTCGAATGTTTTCTTTGCCTCTATCTCTGCTGCTTCACTTGGTGTCATTCATCAACTCCTTCTGTTTATTTAGACCCTTCTCTAACATCTTGAGTGCCTCTGCCTTGTCTCCCCTTGCTAGGGTTTCATATGCCCATGACACCCAACTGTATGCTTCGGGGTCTATCTGTTCTGGATCAGGTGCAGTCATCACTGGCTGTTGTGGTGTAGCCTGAGAATACGCCCCTACTTTATGGACGTTAAGGAACTCTATAAGCTGCACCTTAGACACAGGCACTTCAACTTGCTCCCAGTCTCTTGGGAAGTATCTCTGTGCGTCACGCTGAGTACCTACCCACTGACCCTTGCTAGACCTATACAGTATCATTGAACGCAACTCCACACTTGGGTATTTTTATGTACTCTCTGGTGTCCTTGTGCTTGAAATGCATATAGGTCACGCCTTGCCCCATGAACATGTAGTCGTACATCAGGGCAGCTTTAGCTTTATCAAAGGCATCACGCACCTCTGCGTCTAGTTCTTCTTTGTCGGTCATTGTTGTATCTCCACCTCTAGACAAGCCACTGTCTCTGACTTGTGTGTTATCATCTTTGCTGCTTTGCTCAGTTCAATCTGGCACTCTTCCAGTGTGGCATAGTTACCCAACTGGTAGTACTCAACTGACTGTGTACTGAATAGCTGCATCCATATTAATATGTACATCATTACGCTGCCTCCTTTTCAAAACGAAACCATGATGGTACTGGACGGTTAGTCCACTTCATACTGAACCTACGTTGCTTGGTCATGTAGAACTTACGATAGCTATTGATAGGCCAGTTCTCACCACTCTTGAGGTCAGTGTGCTCACTGAAACACTCAGGGTGTGGTGTTATGTCACCATCAGGTATGTACTGCGCTGCATCTTGCAAGGCAAAGTAATGCCTGTTCCATGCACCAACCTTGCCGTATCTGTACCTATACTCAGCTTGCATGTGGTCAAACAAGGCAAGGCCATAGTTGTAGTTGGCACGAGTTTTAGCTGCCCATATTGTACATGGGTGCTTCTGATGCACTGGCTTGTACAGATCATGCTTCTCTGCATACTCTGGTGCATGTTGCCATACAGCAGTGGACAACATCTGTGCCTCTTCCAATGGCATCTTGACTATGTGTTTGTCACACAGTTCCCATGCAATCCATTCGGGTGTGTAGCTTATTAGAAATCTATTCATGGTATCTCCTTGGGTATTGGTTGGTTGCCCCAGTCATCGTGTGGATCATCAGGCGGCAACGGTTTCTCCTTGTTGGTCATCATCTTCTTTACACACTATCACACGTACATCAAAGATGCAATCTTCAATCATCACAACCTCTGTACGTAGCTTTACAGTGTCTCCCTCTTCCGCAAACTTACGCAGATTCTTGATGCTAATACGTCTGTCACCTCTGGTTCTGGACTTGTAGAACGTAACAATAGTAGGGGTATCGTCCTCATACAGTGCATGACACCAGTATTTATGGGTGTATTTACCATCAACATCTGCTTCCAACTTGTCATACGCATAGTCAAGTTCTTGTTCTAAGAACTCTCGCACAGATTTGTTGGCATCTATTATGCTCTTGTCGAGCATGGTCTTAGTTAGTTTTATCTTTGCTTCCATTAGCTATTCTCCTTTTAACTGTTTGTATAACTACACCTATTATATACACTTGTAATGTAATTAAATAAATAACAGGTATGTTTATATTATCTTTGTGTATCCCAAATGTCACACTTATAACTATGATAAATGGCAGTGCCAGATAACAAGTTATAGGTGCAAACAAATGGAATATCATTGTACTTGGAAAGGTGCTTCATGTATGTAAGGTATGTGTTCGTACCCTTCAAGTTCGTACTCACCACACTCAATGAAGTCTATATGGACAGCATCAGGATTGGCCTCACGTGCCATCATCATGGCGAACTCAGCAGCAGTATGCCAGTCCTTGATCGCAGGGTATAGGTCATCAAGATTGATCTGGCTTTTGACACCGTCAATCTCAATAACTATTTCATATCCATTTACTTTCATTAGTCCTCCTTCGGTGTGTGATACCACGCCCTGTCATCGTCAGGCATTACGTATGGTTGCCAGTGATTTGGGTTACCGTCCTCACCTGTCCTTGGTCTGAAGTCAAACAGGTTCTTCAGTGTCGTAGACATCTCTTGTAGCTTGCGTATCTTTGCAAGGTCAGTGTCAAACATCTCTTGGAAATCTGTGCATATCTCATCCATGATGATGTACACATTTAATAGTTCTACTATATCGTCACGAGTTAGTACTGTCTTTACGTTTTCTTTTGGCATTTTTGTACTCCTGTATTATATTACTTGCAATAGTCTTGTATCGGGTAATGATGAGCACACGCCCATCACTACCGTACACAATATACTTACTTTTATGTTTACCTAGCCACATTGCTCCAACTTTTGCTCCACTTGCTTCAACTTAAAACGTAATTCTCTACGTTCTTTTTTCAAGAAGCTTGATCCATCCTGTCTAAATTTAGGCTGTATGATACCTATGTTTTGTAGTACGTGTGACCTATATGCAACACGTTGGTAGTATTCATTAGTATCATCAGCAATCTGTTGAATAGTTTTACTAGACCAGTGTTCAGCTATGTAATCGTCAAGGAACGAATAGTTGTAGGTGTAGGCTACACACTTCTTCATGTGGAATGTGTGCTCTGCATACAACTCAGGATGCGTAGCTTTAACGATTGGTCGAACTGATTTAAACATTGGGGTAGTCATTTTATATACTCCTTATATAAGTTATTGTGATAATTTACGTGCTAATGCTTTGTTCTTACGTGCAATTTTACGTAAGCGTTTGTGCTCATCACGCTTTGGTTTCTGTCCAACGTTGGACACTTTCTTGGTGGTAGCAAACTTAATAAAGTTTTGCATCTCGTAACGCATTGTACTTCTCCTTCTTACTAGGCTTGCGCTTTGTACCCTTCTTAG